TTTCAGGATTACCGCCAGCCTTTTGTCTTAAACGTGGATCTCTTTGGACATCATCAAGTGACCTATCTCTAGGTAAGCCTATTCTGATATCGTATCCACCAATTCTTTTTCCGCCTCTTAATATCGCCATTAGTATGGTTGTCCTTTTACGAATCTTTGTACAGGTAACATGACAGCCAATGCTGCTTCATCAAAATCAACTCTTAAAAAGTTTGATCTAACATGACTATACAAATATTTCTTAATTGTATTCTTTGCTATTCTGACATTCTTAACTGCATCATAACTAGCATCAATTCTTGTTGATGGTTTCATACCACCAGAAGCATATCTTTGTAAGTTGTTCAATAAACTAATTCGTTGAACAGGTCTTATGTAGTGAAAGTTCATTCCCATAAATCCACCTGGTATTGTCTCTAAAGGTAATACAAGTGGGAACCTATCATACAAAGGTAACGTCTTCTTATATTTAGGGTCATAAAAGAAGAAATTTAGTCTTCCTCTACTAGGAATACCATTTAATTTGCCTGATCTCATTAGTTTGGCCGCAGTGATACTATCCCCTAGTGAAACAAGGTTTTTCTTATACCAGTCAACACTTTTTCGTATGCCGCCTTGTTGTGTTTTGATTGGGTCTAAAATGGATATAGCCATATAACTATTTATACAACAAAAAAAGGCGGCCTTTCAGCCGCCCTTTCAAAGTTATTGATGTGAGAGAGAATTACTCCTCTTCAGCCAATTTACTAAAGTAAGACAACGTATCGTCATCATCACTAGCTGCTTGTGGAGCAACATCAGCACTTTTCGTAACACTTGCCGCAGATGGGAGGTCTGTTTTATCAGCAGTTGTTGCGCTTCGTACACCTGTAATCGTCCTATTCAGTTTCTCTTTGAGTTCGTCATAGGTTTTAAAATTGTCGGGTGCAAGAAATGGTTTTAAAGGGTGTTGAGAAGACCACAATGTTTTAATGTCTTCGTCACTCTCTTTAATTTGTGATACGCCCTCAAACTCGGACTTATCGTAGTTCCAGTAACCATCAACTTTTCTAATTTTTAGTTTAAAGTTTGCACCTTTCCAAAAATCAAATGGGTTAATAGGTTTCTCGTCCTCAAACGCAGGTTGCATTGACTCTGTGATCTTATCAAAAATCTTCTTACCAAATTTAAATAAGAAAGTCTTGCCTTCGTTCTCTGGATGCTTAGGATCCGATACCACTAGAATATTTGAGTAATAAGATAATTTTCTTTTTCTCTTTCTAGCAATTTCTTTATCACTATCTAAACCAGTATTCCATAGTCTAGTGTTATCTTCTGACACAGGGTCTTTGTGACCTAATGTAGTTAGTGAGTTCTCAATATACCAACCACCTACATCTTGGAATGCATGTGACCATACTCTTTGCCAAGGTAAGTCTTCACCTTCTGGCGCTGGTAAAAATCTTAACACAGCAAAACCATTACCAGTTTTATCTAGTTCGGGTTTCCAAAATCTGTCGTCTTGGTATTTTGATTTGTTGTTTTGTTTGTCCTCAGGATTGAGGTTAGCCTCTATGGCTTTCGTAAGTTTGTCAAAGTTACTTGACGATTGTTTTAATGTATCAAAGTCCATTATATTATTCTCCTTGTATATATTTTCGTATTGTTATATTTGTGTTACCTGTATAATCGGTATCATACTTATTTATAATAGTTATAGAGTTCATTATACCACATTTAACTGTATTTGTCAAGTGTCGTTTGAAGTGTAACATATTGTAAATTCTCTAATTTTGACCACTCTTTTATGGGTTGTGATACGTTATCATTGCCCTCTGGATTAACCTTGTAAAAAGTGATCTGTGGGTTGTCTGTTATTAGACTTCCCCATTGTCCTATCCAATTCACTTCAGGTATCGGCATGTTGTCTGATACACCATAGTGTTTTGTGTCTTTATATAGATTGTTGATCTTATCTGTATTACTCACTAGATCATGTCCAATCAAATACATTTCTGTTAAGTCTTTCTCTATGATAGTAGCAATTCTACCAGCAGTAGCACCACAGGCCCAACCTTTGTCTTGTTCTCCTGGAACCAGATCGTCTATACTGTGTACTTTATCGGTGTCGCTCACCCATGTAACAAATGTCGCTGTATGATTAACGTCTTTCTTTACAATCTCTTTGTTTTGTTTTAAAATATTTACTCTACCATGCATATTAGAACCATGAAATACAAACTCCTGACTAGTACCTCTATCATTTTCAAGTTTGTTAGATTGGTGTTTGTCTAGTAGTTCTTTATCTTCACTACTCATGTTAGCATATACCAATGAGTGATACACAGGCGCTGGTATTTTAGTCCAACTACGTAACCAAGTCTCATTCTTATCACAGTAACCACTTTGATATATCTCGTGCATGATACCATGATCAACAGCAGTTAATACATCTGGTGTAAAATCTCTATACAAAGCATTACAACCATATATCTTACCATGTGGTCTAAATTGTGATAGATCAATACCTTTTCTACTCTCACCATTACCTATACAAAATACTCTAGCCATTAACAAATATCTCTTTCATAATCAATTTACACTCAGTCGCATTGAAGTTTATAAATGGTTTTATTCTGGCAACCTTAAGTGAGATTTCAGGCCAGACAACTTTTTCGGTAATTTCTTTATCCCAATTTTTACTAAAGTTAAGAAAGTGATTAAACACGACCGCGGTCTGGTAACTACATTTCCCTTGAATAAGTAAACGTAACATTCTTGGGTGTTGTCCCATAGATACAGCAAAGCCATCATCAAAAGAAAGCCCACGCTTGCCAAAATCATTAGAAACATTATTGCAATCTCCCCTAAAATGGTAAGTAAATGACTCTTTTCTTTTTTTATAAGCCAAGTAAACATCTTTACCATCGTTTGATAACAAATTACCAATCCATCCCTTACTATCTGCAAGAAAGTTAGCAACAAAGAAATCAGGTATATCAGCTTCTGCATATCGTGTACTTAACTTGTGAAAAAAGTATCTGTCCTTCCGTTTTGTAAATGTGTCAAGCTTTGCGTTGACCTTGCCACCATACTTATAATAGTCATAACTGTCTGACTGAAAGTGTAACTTGATAGCCAAGTAAGTCTTATATACATCAAAGCCTCCATACATCACGTTGGCAGTACACCAATCTTAGGCATTTTCAACATGTTCTTATTAGTTGCTTCTACCTGTATTTTTTCTTTTAATGATTTTGAAACCAATGATGATATTTGACTAGTATCTAAACCATTCTCATCACAGTACCATACAACAGCGTCCATGTATGTAATTCTTTTCTCTTTTACAATACCCTCAATTGTCAAACTGAATTCTTTGCTATTCATTGATGTCCGATCTAACTATATGCTTTCTTAAAGCTCTCAATAATCTTTCCATATTATCAATAATATCTATTAGACCTTTATCTGTAATGTAATGCTGTTTCTCTTTTAATTTGTCGTATTCTTTTAATGAAATGTTTACCATCGGTGATGGTGGACTAGATTCATTTTCGTAACTTGCGTCTTCTGATCTATCGTCTGTCATTATATTCTCCTAATTATATAAGTGTAGGTTACTTACTCTCGCTTTCGCCTACACAGGTTGCAACTCTTTTAATTATACCACACTTTTACTAATTTGTCAAGTGTCAGTACCAAGTAACTTCTCATTCATTCTCATATCAAATGTATGGAATATCATACAAGTATATGGGTCATTCGCTGTTTGTGCCACAGCCAATGTTTCTTTCTTATCATTGATATAATATGTCAATACAAATACTATCTCACCATCAGTGCTTGAGCCTTCTTTTCCAAAGCTTACATTTATAGGTGTGAATTTATTGTCTGCAATATATCTATCTACATCAGCGTGTTCACCACATACCATTGGCATCTGCATGAAGTATAGATCGTATTCTTCAAGTGTGGCATAACTTGATGTTGTCCACAACAATGTCATTAGAAATATTATTAGTTTCATATCTTCTTTCTTTGTAAGATATGGGCTAGTCTTGCTTGATCTTATCCTTGTTTAATTCTTCATAATATTTATAAAAGTCACTAATACATTGTTTCAAAGGTTCCATGTAATCTTTAGGATTCTTTACAAATACTTGGGTTGAACCATCTTCGGAGGCTAGTAAAATAACAATTTGTTCTATGTCTTTACCAAATGTCTCTTTATACATTTGAGCATAGGCTGTAGTCTGCATAAAGTAGTTCTCTATCCAAGACTCTTGTCGTTCTTTGTTTGCTGTCTTAAAATCAATTACTGATAACTTACCATTGTATTCACCGATACAGTCAACTTGACCTGCGATAGTCAATTCTTTACTGTACATGATTGTTTCTAAACAATGTATGTTATCTACCTGATCAACATATGGTTTAATTAGTCTGAATAGACCTAATGGTAGTACACGTCTAATACTTGGTGTCTCGCCTTTGATATATTGTTCTATTAATGTGTGAGTTCCTTTACCACGATTGGCTGCTCTCATCATTTCCCAGTTGGCAACATCTTCACCAATACTGTCTCGCCATTTTTGTAGGCCTTCTTTTTTCTTTGGATCAGCACCTAATACTGTGGTAATTGATGGATACGCTTTGCCTTCTATATCATAGAAACGAAAACCATCTACTTTTTTACCTTTAGTTACTGGTAGTTTTGATTTGTCTAACTCGATAAAATTAAATTTCTTTGTCATTATATTTTCACTTTCATATTTTTATACTCATAGTATAACATAATATACGCATTCTGTCAAGTCTTATATAGACCTATACTTCATCATATGGTCAGTTAATAAAGAAGGGTCGTTTCTTACTTCGTCCCTTTTCTCTTTTCAGCTAGGGTCGTATGATTCGTAACAAGTCTTCTTAGCTTCATTTCTGTAAGCTCTTAATATTTGTTTACGATTTTCACCATCTGATCTATATGATACGTGTACCCAACCACTATTAGGTTCTCCTACAGTGTGGTACTCCAATATCATCTGATCAAAGTCACAGTTCTCACTAATCCATTTACATAGATCAGCATTAGACACACCAAAGATTTCAAAATCTGCGGCTTGGCCTTTCGCATGCTGTGAGTTTACTGATGAACCTATTGATAGGCATAACTCTGGACTTCTATATCCACTTGATATTGATACAACTTTACCATAATGATCTCTAATAACTTGTAGCACGTTTTCACACAATGCTTTCAAACTATCCATATGGTCCTCACTAGGATTATTACTAATCCCCTTTCGTTCAGCCGTTTGGCTCTTGGTCATTTCATTTAGACTAAAATTATTGCTTAGTTTCATTTAATTTATCCTTTGCTTTTAACTTCTCTTTCTTTAATGTACGAACATCTTTCCAAGTGTTATATGATCTATCGTTATCTCTAACTGTTTCAACTATTGTAACTTTCTTTTTTAACTCTTTGTGATATTCTTTATAGTTCATTATTGATTCCTCGTTAGTTTCATTATTTTTTCTATCTGTGCTTTAATAATCGGGGCACGGTTCGGCCAGTGGATATATGGTTCATCGCTCTTTTGTAGGTTGTATAGAAAAGGTATTATAATCTTCTCTATCTCTTTAAATCTCGTTTCCACTGCTTCACTATTTACTTCTTTAGTTATAGTTTCTTTCTCACTAACAATCTGCATGATCTCATTCATCATAGACTTAACATCTGACACATCTGATTTAACTTTAGATAGTTCTAAATTTTGATTGTCTATTGCTTTAGGGTCTATGGTTGGTTGAGTGTTCTCTGCTGGTTTTTCAACAGGTGTTATACCCCAATCCTCATCAAGGTCAAAGCCTCGCATATAATCTGGTATATCTGCCATTATCGTTTTCTCCTTGCTGCTACTCGTTTCTTGTTCTTTGTTATAGCCTGTTCAGTTCGTATTTGTTTAATAGACCTCTTTTGGGTCTGTTGTGCCAATGGGCTACCTGGGTGTGCTTCGCCTATTCTAGCTAGATTATCTTTCCAACCACTGTCTGTCTTCATATGGCGACTACCCGTACTTGCTATAATATTTATACCTTTAGGAACCTGTTTAATATGTTTCTTCTTCTTTAATAACTCTTCCATTTCAGCAATAGTCATCATATCGTCATATTCTTTTTTGGTCTTTGAATTGTAAAATGTATATGATGGCATTAGTATGAATTGTAAACCACAAAGACAAGAGACATAATGAATAATGCAATCAAAATATGATTACCTAAATTCAACATACTTGTTCCTACGGTGTCAGGGTTTTTTGGGTCTATTATGTTTTTCATTATAGATTTGTTATTGCTTCTAATTTATCTTTTGCTTCAGCAAGTAATGCTGTTTTCTTTTCTGCTGTAACTACATAGTCAATATGTTCAGCCACACCAATTGGTGATGCTAAGAACACTCTTAAATCTGCTTCAGCAACGGCTACATCA